AGATAATAAATATTTAAAAGAACAATATCCCGAATTATACATCTAATGAAAATAATTGTTGACATAATGATTCAATTAGTATATAATTCACATATTGATGATTTAGATATTAAAGGAGATTGATATGAACGAACAAGTAATTCATGACATTGAAGTAGCTGCATTGAAAATGGTTTTGGAACAAAAATCAAAAGACGATATTATTCGTTTCGTTGAATCGCGCGAAGATTTAACATCTGATGAAACTGACGAGGTATTTGAATGTCTAAATATTCAAGAATAGCTACAGAACACATGGAATATATAAGATATGTTCTAGTTAATGGAACATTCTTATCAACGTTAATACTTGGATTAGCATTCGACTATGAAGGGTTTGCAAATATCGCAATTTTTATTGCTTGGCTTGTCGCCATTATCGGGGTGTGTTTATTAAATGATACAGTTGCAGAAGCAACCGCGAAATATTCGATAGAGCATAACGAAAATTTTGTTAATGAAGTAGTTGATGTTACATTTGATTTCGTAATCATCAGTATTCTTGTGTATCATGGATATGTGTTTTTACCAGCCATTTATTTGGTTCACATGTTAGGTGTACATAATTATAGATCACGTATTAAAGATCTAAACTAAAATGCGAATTATTTCGAAATTCAAGGATTATTATGATGGCGTTCAAGGTATGGACCTTGAAAAGGATGATGTCTTTGTAAGAACGAAAAAATGTATGCAAATTGATAATCCTAGACATGCATCTAGTTATACATATTTCTGTCCGACATTATTCGACGTGTTCAAAATTGCACGCACAGGAAAACGTGATTTGGTTATCAGAAATGGGGTAATTGGATTTTGTGGAGAAATAATACCATTCATTAGAATTGATGATGATAATCATATTGATTATTCATTTGATTTAACGGATTACGATATTTATAACATGCATAGTTTCAAATACGAACAATCAAAACATAGGTTAATATCGTTTTTACGTCGAACGAATGATTACGACTATAGTTCATTCATTTCGTATTTTCAGAAGTACGATGTGCCATATTTTAGTATATTTAAGTACAACCAATCATTGAATGATTATTCAAAACTTAGAAAACTGCCTGATGATTATGATTTTCCGACATTGAATCGAATTTTTATGTTAAACGAGATGCTTACACAGCATATCAAGATATATCAATGTATGTATTTGGTGTACTTGGTAACCGAAATGATAAAACTGTTACAATATCAGACGATGATTTGAAAAAGCAGAAAGGATTTGGTCATAAATATGCATTTAAGAAAATGCCCAGATTACCAAAAAATTCTAAACGAAAGCATTGTATAAATATTGAAATTATAAACAAGGAGTCTGTATGACAACATATAAAAACGGTAATTCTTTTAGAGAATTTCTTGGCGAATCAAGCGAATCATCAAATATTCCTGATTGGGATGCTGACGAGGTTGTTGATTTTGTTAGAACTGAATGGGCGAATATTTCAAATGGTGGTTTAACGACCTTTTCAAAAGGTTCACTTGGTGGTGACAGTTTTTTAGTTGGGAAATTCTTTTTAGCATCCAATAAAAACGAAGCTGAAAACAATATTATGATGAATGACGCACTAAATTTAATGATTACAATTAGTGCAGATGGTATTATTACAATCGAGAATTCGTCATATAGTGTTAATCCAACCAATCCGTTCTATGCTTATTCCTCACATAAAGTTAAATTGCGTAAATCGCGATTTAAAGATACCAAAAAACTTAAAATGACGATTACTAAAATGTTTAATACTGTAATTGATGAAGGCAAAAAATTATTAAAGAATGGTGATTTTTCGGTTTATGATGGTAAAGTCACGATGGACACTATTAAGAAACATCTAAAATAATGGTTATGTTTTATAATAAATTTAGCATTATCTGATAAACGAAAATAATTGTTGACAAACCAAATTAATTAGTATATAATTGCTGAGTTGTTTTGAAAAGTTAGAAGTATTGAAACAGAGGATAATAAAATGACAAGAAGTTTAAGAAAATCTATAATTGAACGTTGTTTTCAGAATGACAATGAAGAAACAATATTGGAGTTAATTTATACTACTTATATCCCATTTACGGTTGATGAAATTACAACATTCATGAACAAAAATCGTAATTTGAAAGTTGAATCAAAAACGCGAATCTTTGATGCGTTATATGATTATTGCCCTGACCTATTCTAATAACCTGTTCACAATTATTCACACAAATACTAACGTAAATAAATCATAACATTTGGAGACTTTTAATGAAAACATACTGGGTTGTTGAAAAAACATTTCCACACGCAATTACGATGAGCGATAATAAACAAGATAATGCATTTTCAGACATCATGGATGCGTTCGTGTATCGTCAAAGTATTTCATCTTATTATAAAAATGCACATAATAAACGAACAGAATATACTCGTTATATCAAAGATGCTATTGATAAGGTCAAAGTATGAAGTTAACAGAATTCTATAATACGGATTATGTCGATTATAGTTCGTATGATAACTTGCGGAAAATCGCGTCATTAGTTGATGGACAAAAGAATGCCGCTCGGAAAATCGTATACACTGTTCTTGAGAATAAAATAAATAAAAAAATTAAAGTTTCCCAATTAGGTTCAAAAGTTGCAGAATATGCTGAATACCTACATGGTTCATTAGAAAATGTAGTAGTTAACATGGCAAAAGATTATGCTGGAACTAATAATCTGCCATTATTACAGAAAAAAGGTAATTTTGGCACAAGATTTACACCGGAAGCTTCTGCACCACGTTACATTTATACGTATGGTACTGATGAGTTTTTTGAATTATTTAAGCCAGAAGATAACGATATTCTCAAACATCAAACATTTGAAGGTAATAAAATTGAACCGATGTTCTATGTACCAACATTGCCATTATTGATGATAAATGGTTCTGAAGGTGTATCATCAGGTTTCGCACAAAAGATTTTACCACGTTCGGTTGAAACTGTTATTGATTATATTAAAGCAAAAATCAATAATGAAGAAACACCAGCGCTTATTCCACACTTCAATGATTTTCGAGGAAATATCGAAAAAGGCGAACATAAACAATGGATTATTAACGGCATTGTCGAGAAAAAGAACGCAAATACTGTTGTAATTAGTGAACTACCCGTAGGATACTTGATGCACTCGAAGATAAAGGCACGATTCAATCTTATGCAGATAAGTCAGATAATGATATGTTCAGATTCGAAGTGAAAATCCCATCAAAATTGCTTAAGAATTATACAGAATCCGATTTATTAGCTTTATTAAAATTACAAAAGAAAGTCACGGAAAATTTTACTGTACTTAATGAAGATAATAAAATCACGGTTTGTGAAAATGATTATGAGATTATTGATAAATATATTGATGTTAAGAAACATTACATGTCATTGCGTCGTGATGCTGAGTTATCAAACAAATTGAAATCAATCGAAATCAATACTAGTAAAATTGCATTTATTGAACGCATTATTAATGAAGAGTTGATTGTCAATAATCAAAGTAAACAATACGTAATTGAACAACTTGATGAAGTCGATGATATTAAAAAGTTTGACTCATCATACGATTATCTGTTGAACATGAATATTGCAAGTTTAACGTCAGAACGTATTAATGCATTACAAAAAGATACTAAGAAACTTACGAGCGAATACAATAAATTGAAACGTACAAGTATTAATAAATTGTGGTTGGCTGACATTGAATCGTTTATTAACAAATACAATAAGTCGGTAAAACCGCAATAGAGGTAATATGGATATCACGAGTTTGATGGCAATTCTTCATGGTACAATGGAACATTTCTGGATTCTATCATTATATGGAATAATCTTGAATATCATCGGTGTTGGAATTATAATGTTTTCATCGTTTATAACGACATTATCAATGGATTCAGACGAAATTGTTTTATTCGAGAAGTTTCTTGATTGGCGTAAAAATATCGTTAATGATTACATGAAAAATAAACGTGTTGGTAATATTCTAAATGCACTAAGTTTATTATTCCCATTTCATGTTTTTGTCACAAGTATTATATTTTCGTTGAATGTATTATTGAGGAAAACGACACCATTGATATATGCTGTTCAAATTCAGGATAGATTGAATCTGTGTCCTATCAAATACGATATTAAGTAATGACGAAATGTTAATATGTTCATAACAGTTGACCCATATAATGACATTGCTAGATTTAATGAAATAAAAGAAGCATTAAAGAATAATAATGTTAAATACGATTTGTTTATAAATATTAAACCACCGTTTAATTGGTATTTCGAATTAGATCAATATCCAATCATGGTTAATTATGATGAGTTAAGGACTGAACAGAATCGATTTCTTATTAATACAGTTAAACCAGCAACACCGAGTGATGCATATTTGTTAATCAGACGTAATAACGATACGGCTAAATCAGGTTTATTGCGGTATACTGAGAATCAAGCATTAAAAGAAGCAAGATTATCAAAATATGCTGTATTCTTCACTGTCGGTTCCAAAGATTCATTACTTAATATCAGTTCAGAATATCCCGGTAAAATATGGTTTTTAGGGAAGTACTATAGTAACAAATATCGTGTTTGTTTATGCACACATCCTGCTATAAAATTATTATTGAATCCAGAACAGATTTTATTGGAAAAGAATAATGTAACTGAAATCGGTGCATTTGAAGCAGAATTCAATTATAAAGTTCTAAGATTGAGAGATTATTTGCGGAAATTTACCCAAACACCATTTGCAGAAAATGGGAAATATATTCATCCAAAAATTATATTGGATAGTTCTGGGAAGTATTTCATATAAGGAAAAGAGAGATTATGTCAAATTTTTATGATACGAACGAACATAAAGTCAAACCGATGTTGAAAAATATTGAATATTCAGATGATGAATATTTTGCATTTTGTAAAACGTTATGTTTGCATTTTCTAATTGATGCAGATAGAATTGACGATATTTCGGATGATGATATTCTTGAGATTTATTCGTTTGTAGCGATTAGACAAGAAGAGATGAGCGACATTATTGAAACATTGGAATTGGATACGATTGAGTTCACATCATTTGAACGATTGAGCGGCATGCTCAAGCTCAGTGCCAATTTTACACCAATGAGTTCAGTTATTGAAACTACGCTATATGATTCGATTAAACTTGAAACACTTGTGATTATTGAAGAATTACTCATGTTAGGTGTTGTAATTAATAAAATCATTAGATTTAGGAATATTCGTTTTAATTAATTCAAACGTAGGAGAATCAATGATTATTGAAATAAAAGATTTACCGAACCAAAAAATCAAGAATTTGTCTGTGAATATAACGTTTGAAGATGAAATGATTTCTGGTAATGATGTCATAACGTTTAACGATTCTAAACAAAATGACGAAATCAAACAAAAACACACAATGCATGACGTAGATGGTACAAATGGTGCAGAAAATGTTATCCAAACGGATGATGAAGAATCAGTTAAAGACGATTCAAACGAACGGCCAATTATTCCAGATCTGAAAGATAGAGGTTCTGTGCCAATCCCAAATGAAATGACCGACCTCGTATTATGAGTTTTCGATTACTCATTGAATGCTCAAAAGATATTGATTCATTAAAAATCAATTTTAGCGATGGTACTTCTGTTATTAATCAATCAAATCACGTAAATCCCGAAACTGAACATAATACAGTAGCTAATGCGTCTAATGCGGCAAACGAAACAGAACATAGCCATGTATCACGACACGAGGAATTGTTAGATTTTAATGATTATGATGAACGAGAAAAAGAAGAAGTCATCGAACTTCCTAACATTGATGATACAAGTAATAGGGAAGTTAAGGTAGCAGAAGAACTTCAGAATTTGGATATCTAGGAGAACGTATGAATGATTATAGTTTAGAAGTATTAAAATATAACGTCGATCTAGTTAAAAAATATCTGAATGACATTAATATAGATATTCCATTTTTCATTGCTGGTGGTTCGGTTTTTAGTATTCTGAATAAATCTAGTAAATTCACTGATATTGATGTATTTGTATATAATGAATCAGATGCTAGAAAATTAAAAGACTCAGTCGAACTTGCACATTGCACAAATTGTGTAACAAATCATGCGATAACAGTATTTTTAAGGGAAATTCAACTTCAATTTGTTACTGCATATTATGGGACACCGACCGAATTATTCAAGACATTCGATTTCAACTGTTCAAGAGCTGCAATCACATCGACATACGAATTAGTAATAGATGACTCATTTAGTAATGTAATTGAATTTCCTGAGTATATCCGTAGTAATACGTTATTCAGATATAACAAATACATCAAAAAAGGCGCAATTGATAAAACTGATGTGATTCTACAGTTATATGACGTATTTTGTGATGATATAACAAAAACTTACGAAACATATTATACTGATACTGATACTGATTTAACTGGCATACATATACTCAATACGGAGTTACATGAAATAAGATCAGGTTACCGATGCCAATATATACATGATAAACTTACAGATATGTATAAATCATTTGATTCACGTATGGATTTATTCACAACATTAACATATTTATATCGTGTTCAAATAATTAACCCAGTACCTGAATTAACATTGTATAAAATGAGAAAAAACGCAAAACTCGGTGAAGAAAAAATGTTTTATATATCAGATAAAGAACTTGACGTAGTTCAAAATGTTTATCCGGAGCATATATTATGAACACAACTAATTTGACAGTGGACACAAGTGGCATTGTCAGTACAAATTTGAGCAATTTGAGCAATACGGTTACTACCGCATCAGCTCGACAGTTCAGAACACAGGATTTATTGATTAGTGGGGAGACAATTACGATTGGCAGTTTAACAATGAAAGTTGATGATTTTAAGATTTGTATGGAACAATTGTTAATTGATATGAAACGTGATCATCCAGAACATTTTATTTAAAAAAGCAGATTTATTAAATAGAAATGTGGTATAATATAGTTATCGAATATTAGGAGTGTAGAAAAATGACTATCGAAGAAAAACCGAAGTATATTTTGGGTATTGACCAAGGTTACGGTGATGTAAAAGTAACGTTTGGCACAGTCGACGGAGTAGAAAAACAATTTAAGTTTACTAGTGCGATTGGCATTACTAAACATAATGAATACGTGAAGGATTCTCGAATTTACGAATTCAAAGGACATTCATATTACGTTGGTGAAAATGCCATGCATTTACCATCCGAAAATCTAATTGATATTACTGATTATAAGAATCTTGAATATTATGCACCATTATTCTTATATCATGCAATTAAATTAATTGGGGAATCCCCAGACGTAATCGTTACAGGACTATCAAAGGCGCAAATTCAGAATTCAGGACATTTTAAAGAATCGTTAATGGATTTTTCAGTTAATTCTGAACATTACAAATTCGATTCTGTATATGTATTACCACAAGGTGCTGGTTCAAAACTCTGTATTGACAAATATGGTAATAATTTTCCTGAGTTACAAAAAGAATTCACTGGTGATACAACTTATGTTGGTTGTGACATTGGATTTAACACGCTTGATATGTTTTATGTAACGGATGGAAAGACTTCACCAAATTTGTTTGAAGGAATTGAACAAGAAGGCGTGATGAAAATTGCTAAACTTGTAGCTAAAAAAGTTCATGAACAACATAATAGAAATATTACATTGCGTGAAGCAAAAGAAATTATTGATACTGGTGTTTACAAATTACGTGGTAAGAAACATGATTTTAACACTTATGTGCAAGAAGTGAAAAAGACATATTTGAAATCGTTGTTAGATTTAATCGAAACAAAATATGGTAAAATCATTGATAAGTGCGATTTTATTAGCTTATCTGGTGGTGGTAGTACTATTTTCAAGAGTACTGATGATGGGTTTATTCATGTACCTAAGACAAAACACGAATATTATAATTCAATTGGTTTCTTTCTATTCGGTGAAACTGTACAATAAAATTAGAGTAAAGGATATAAAATGTTAAACAAAAATGTAATTGATGTTATTCGACAGATTAATGGTATATCAAATTCCGTAATTCTGAATTACCCAAAAACTATCGCAGTATCAGAAGCACAAGATGTACAAATGCTTGTTGATTTCAGTGATCTTGATGAGGATGAATTTCCAGAAATCAGTTTAAAAGATTGTTTATCTGAATTTCTGAGTTTATTCAAACTATTCCCAGAAGATAGAACGGTCAATATTGATGGTAATACTATTAATATCGAATCTGGTGATATTCAATCAACATTCATTATGAGTAACGCTGTACTTATGGATGCATATCGCAAAGACGTTTCGGGATTCGAACGCACTGAACAAGTACCTTCGGTTGCAGAATTTGTACTAAGTACTGATGATATTAAACAGATTCAAGCGAGTTCTGGAATCTTCAAAGACTTGACTGAAATTATTTTTTCGAGTGTTGATGGTAAGTTAGTTACTCGTTTAGGCGCAACTAATCGATTCAATGCAAGGTCCAATACGTTTTCGATTAGCAAGAATGTAGAATGTAAGAAAGAGTTTGAAATTAAAATCCCTGTTAATAATTTCAAGATGATTCCATTAACAGAATACACTGTAAAAATTAAATACAATTCTGAACGTGATGCATATCGTATCTTAATGGAGTCTAATACATTAAAGGGTATGAAACTCATGATTGCTGTAAAACTTAATTAAGGAGCAGTAAAATGGCAACAGTAAAATTCAACAAAGAACTTGAAAGCGAATTATCAATAGCGATGGATAAACGCGAAGTGCTTGTTAATTCACTTTCACAAGCAGAAGATGCAGTATATTCTGCTAAAAGTGAATTAATTAGTATTTCGAACTACAACGTGATTTGTTTAAGGAATAATCACACAAAATAATTATATTTGGATATTGTTCCAATATAAATATATTTGATTCTGTTAAACGGAATCAATGATGAAGTCCATCGAGACTATAAACTTTGATAGAGAAATCGACATTTAGATTGATTTTTGAATAAGGAAATATTATGACTTTAGATGCAAACGCATTCAATTTTGATTCACTAAAAGAAACACTAGGAGCAGACCCATTTGCTTCATCCGCTAATAAATTTGCACGTGATGAACGTTTCTATACATTAGCAAAAGATAAAGAGGGCAACGGCGCAGCACTTATTCGCTTTTTGCCAGATTCCGAACGTGGTATGATTCAACGCATGTTCAAGATTAACACAACAATTACAACTAACGGTAAGAAACGTTTCGTTTCAGAATTCTCACCAGCAACAATTGGTGCACCATGTCCGTTCCAAGAAAAATGGCAAGCATTGTGGAATGCAAACGATAAAGAAGGCGCAAAGGTTTATTCTCGCGGTATCCGTTATATTGCAAATATTAAGGTTCTTAAAGACCCAGCGAACCCAGAAAATGATGGAAAAATCTTCATGTACGAAATGTCTGGTGCAATGAAGGACAAAATCCAAGCTGCAGTTGACCCATCTGAACAAGATCGCGCACTTGGTGCAACGCCAAAAGAATTGTTTAACCCATTAAAAGGTAATTCTTTTCGTTTGGTAGCAAAGAAGGGTGCAAATGGTCAAATCAATTACGATTCGTCTGAAGTTGTTAATGAAGTTACATCAATCTACGATTCAGTTGAAGAAGCACTAGCCGATATTAAAGAAAATACATATAAACTTTCCGATTTGCTTAAACCTGAATCATTTTTGTCATACGACGAACTTGTTAAAAAATTGGAATGGGTTGAATCAAACGGTGCTGCACCAGCTGCACCAGCTTCCCCAACATCAACACAGTCTACGCCACTTGTTGCAGAGGTTCAAACTGATAAAAGCCCAGTTAAAGCAGAAGTTCAACCAGCACAACCTGCTCAACCTGCACAATCTGCGCAACCTGCACAACCAACGCAACCAGCACAATCTGATAATTTAGATGATTTGTTGAGTAACTTATTGTAAAGAGCATTTGCTTAATTGCTAGATAATTAAATGAAATAACGGCTCAGATATAAAAGTCTGGGCCGTTTTATTTTTTGGAGAAAAAAATGATATTAGTCGATTATAGCTCGATATTGCATAGAAAGTTATATACTGCGATTTCAAATGTGAAACCGAACAAGGTAAATTCTGAGTATGTAACATCAGAATATATTAAAGTTCTAAAATACTTTATTATTGAAGAACTAATTGGGATTCATTTAGAATTTAATTCCAAATACGGTGAAACTGTTCTTTGCATTGATAATAGCACAAATGAAGGTTATTGGAGAAAAGATGTATATCCATTATATAAATCAAAACGAAAAACTTCAAGAGAAAAATCCGAAATAAACTTCAAAGAAGTATTCGAAGAAACAAATGAACTGATTGAACAAATAAAATCGAACTTACCAATTAAAGTTGTTTCGGTGCCAAGAGCAGAAGCAGATGATATAATGCTTGTTCTAGCAAAAGAATCAAATGAAAATGTTTTAATACATAGTCCTGATAAAGATATGATTCAAGCACAACGATATGGTAACCATATCCAACAATATAGTTCACTAACTAAAAAATGGTTAACAGCCGATACAAAATCAGATAACATGGACGAATGGATATACGAACATTGTGTTCTTGGTGATGCAGCCGATGAAGTACCAAAAGTGGTCGACCATACGTTGTTTACTGATTCGTTTCTTGAACATTTACATAATAAATCTTCAGAATTTCCAACATACACGGACCAAATTAATAATATTAATAATCCTTATGATTTTAAACACTCAGAATTACCAGATGATGTAAAAATAAAATTGCTTAATACTTTTGATGTGTATCAATATAATAAAAAAGGTGAAAACACCGGTATTAAAGATGTTTATAAAAAAGAACGATTTGGTATAACAACGTTCAAAAAACAATTAAATAAATTTGGTTCTTTCGATAATTGGCTCAATTCAAATCCATTATATAGAGAACACTATGAACGAAACTATACGTTAGTTATGGAAGAAGGAATTCCTGATTATATTAGAAATGCAATAATTAATGAATATAATAACGCAACTAATACATATAATGACATCGTTTTTGAATCATATCTAAAAGAAAATTCGTTGAATAACATTATTCAATTATTACCAACAGCTTTCAAAATTACAAGAGAACTAACAGCTGATGATTTTGGCTGGTAAATTATTTGATGCCAAACCAATAACCATTAATAACATTAATAACGTTTTAATTTTCCAAATAACCCAGTATATTTAATTATGCTGGGTTTTTTGTCTTTACGCATGTTTAATCATGTAAATTCTAAAATTCAATTGTTTCTATATAATAACTAAGTAAATAATTTTTTCAGAAACTTCATCATTAATTCATTCTTATGTTTAATCATGTAAATTCTAAATTCGATTATTTCT